AATATTATGGAGTTGTTTATGGTGAGCACTACAAAGAGTAAATAAATTCTTGTGACTTAGATCAATCTCACAATCTAAAGAAAACTGAACTCTTAAAGTATTTATAGTCTCTACATCTTCAATTACGGTTATTTTATTTTTGTCACACCAATTATTAAAAAGCTCGCTCACACTGAATAGATGATGCAATTCTAAAGTATCAATCTTCCCGCATATGTAACATTCTTCACGAAGTTTATAATCTTTTTTGATAAAATCTCGTATATATTTGATGGGAATACGCTTTAATTTATTCACTGTACTATACTTTCATTATCTGTCCAAGAGTTATTTTTAAATTTTTCTATTATGTTCCATCTCATAGAATAGTGATTAGGATTTTTGTTTAATCCTACACCCCCTTCAGGTAAGTTAAGCACTTTTCCAGATACTGATCTTAAAAAATCTAAATTATATTTTTTTCGTATCAAGTAGGAGATAATAATATCATCTCCTCTTTGAGGATATCCAATTTTTTCTATACTGTCTTGAATGGCCTCTAGTGCTTCTTGCTTTACTAAAATAACAGACCCTACTAGAAAGTCAACATTTTTGTCTTCGCACCAGTGATCAGTAAGTTGTTGATAAGAGTTAGATGAACTTACTTTTGTCTTACCATACACGCCTGTTATAGGTAAGTTTAGATTTATCATTTTTTTCACAAGATTAGGGTGCGGTAATAAATCATCATCAATTACTAGTTTAAACTCTTCGTCATACTCAAAGCACCTATGCCAGCGCTCCATACATAACCAATTCGTATCATTATTAATTACATCTATAGGTTGCCCTAAATAAGGAAAATGATCTTCAGTATTATTATTTATAACCGTAATGGGCATAATATTTCTATAAGCATTGATGATACTAAAAACATTATCAAATCTTTTATAATTAAGAACTATTAATCTTACGTTACTAAGCATAGATAGAAATATTACTCATTTTAGAGTGAGTGTAGATGGCATATCTTACAGCGTCACAAGGGTGAGAAGCCCAATCATGTACGGGTTTAGGTGTTTCTGTGTTAGGATTCCACTTATAAGAACTCATGGCTGAAAATGTATGAGAAGCACCTAATGTATCAAAGAATAGCCTATTTGACTCAATTAATACCTGTAAAAAGTTAATACCATCATTAACAGATTTAATTGCATTCTCACAATATATATCATAGTCATAAGCAAAGTCAGCTTTTACTTGTTGCGCAGCTGAGTCAATATATATTGAATCAATATTCCATTCATCTATTTTTTCTTGGATAGCAGCAGCTAATTCAGAAGTAGTAGATTCTTTCGATACGTACTCATCAATTAGAAAATAATTTTCTCCATCAAAACCAATGACTACAAAAACATTTTCATCTCTATAACCCACATCAAGGCCTGCTAAAACTTCAGCAAATCGTTCTCCCACATAATCATTAATATGTTTTGCTTCGTCTAATGCTTCATAAATTTGAGATTCTGTAGTAGTCCACTCACATTCGTACTCTTGGGCGAATAAAGCACGTGTTATAGACTTTCTAGCTTCGTCAATATCTTTCTCAGAGAGTAAAGGGTTAGAGCGCCAGCTGTGGATTGAAGAGCCCCAATCATCATACTCTTGATCGCTTCCTCGTAAAAAATAATTGTATAAGTAATTACCTTTTCCGCGAGGAGTTGATATCCATAGACAACGGGAGTCTTTAAAAGTTGAAAGAGCGGGTCTTAAATCTCTAGTAAAATATTCATCATTAGGTATAATGGCAGCTTCATCTACTATAAGTAAATTAGCAGCACGCCCTACAAGAGAGTCTCGATTGTTAGCAGAAAGAAGTCTGAAAACAGAACCGTTAATCAACTTAACAACTTTATCTTTTTGGTTAAATTTATCTACTTCAATATCTAATTGTTTTATAAGATCAGTAACATAATCCCAGATAATAGATGAAAGTGAAAAATTAGGAGCTACAACCATTACTTGCTGACTAGGCTCTAGTAGCTTCGCAAAAGCTAAAATAGCTGCTGCGTAAGACTTACCTGTTCTACGAGCAGCAATATGGACAAAAAATCTATTCTCGTTTAGACCTTCGATCATAGCCTTTTGGGATTCATTAAATTGAACAGGGGTGGGAAGTTTAGTTAATAGTTTATCAACATTTAGACGGAAAAAAGAATTTGACATTACTTAGGGAACATACTAATTAATACAGAAAGGGTAGCTATTACGCTACCCACAAAAGCGCCTACCCAGAGAAGAGTTCTTAGAGATGTTTTACCTTGAGTTGCAAGATTATTCACATCATTAAGTTTTTTGTGCATGATTTTCATTTCCTCAGACACGGAGGCAAGAGAAGAAATTATTTGTGCATAACGCTCTTCACACACTGCTTCGTGTGCGGAGATGTTAGCTTTATTAGACTGAGAGCGTTCATGAAGTCTGTCTAACTCAGTTTGCACCCGATCTAATTCTCTGGTTGTATGTTCCATTACTACTCCGCATAAACCAACTGTTTAGAGTACCACACAGGAATGGTGAATCGCTGGCTATTTTTTATTTCTTTTACGCCATGATTGTAATCACCATTAGAAGGGAATACAACGGCCATTCCTTTTTTAGGACTAATTTCTATATCATGATTAGGAAAATATATCTCACCACCTTCATAATCATCATTTAAATAAAATATTACAGAATAGTCTCTGTAGTTTGTTGGATGTTCCATATCTTTTACATGATCAGGAGCATCTTCTTGCCACGAGTTATCAGAATGTACACTCATACTATCACCAGGATTCCAGAAGGTCAATTCCGTATTATCGGGAAAAGCCAGTTCACCAAAATTTTTATATACATAAGTTTGTCCTAAAAATCGAGCGTAGTTCAAAGTACGTTCAACACTACCAAACGGTTCTTGCATATTTCGATGTAAAATTTTATAGCTAAGTGTTTTGTTCTTAAACTGACCTATAACTTGCGCTTCATTTATAAATGCTTTTGGATTATCTTTGATAAACTTCGCAAGAAAATCACAAGTATCAGGTGTTAAGGCATTTTCAATTTTAACAGGAGCCATTAATTAGTCCCTGGTAAGGCAGGTACCCCTGGAACTCCTGACCCAGAGGCTTGCGAAGCTTCTTTATGTCTTATTTGTGTAATTAGTTCGTAACGCTCTTTACTAAAAACAAAATAACACGATACAGGCAGCTCTACCCTAGAATCATCTTGTAAAATAAAAAATCGAGATTGAGCACCCTCATTAATTCCGTCTTCTTTTACGCCTTTAAGTGTTTCAAAAGTCCAAGATCCTTGCCTTTTGAATTTTACTGTGTAAGTAATCAATTAACCCTCCATTAGCAGTTATATTTTGATTATATAATTAACAACACTACTTGGCAAGGTTGTTGTTAAAGCTGGAATGCTTAGTGCTGGAATAGATAGGCCTGGTACGCTGAGAGCGGGAATTGACAAGCCTGGTACACTAAGAGCAGGAATAGATAGACCGGGCATAGAGTGATCGTGATCAGCGACAGCCAATGCAGGAATTGTCAGAGCAGGTATTGACAAGCCTGGGACAGAGTGGTCGTGATTAGCGACAGCCAATGCAGGAATTGTTAAAGCAGGGATTGATAGTCCAGGGACAGAGTGTGTATGCGCAGCCTGAGTTACCCCAGTCGCTGCTGTGCTAGTAGAAGAGTCCTTAGCTGAAGTAGCAAATGTAGCTGTAGGTACTGTTAAGTCTCCATCACCGTCTGAGCCAGTTGTGCCAGCACCTGTCGTTCCAGTACCCGTATCATTAGCCACCGTTACAAGACCTGTTTTAGCTCCAGTAGTTCCACCACCAGTAGTTCCAGTAGCCGTATCATTAGCCACCGTTACAAGACTTGTTTTTTCTGCAGTAGTTCCTGTTCCTGTAGTACCTGTACCTGTGTTAGCTGTCCCAGTTGTGCCAGTTCCTGTGTTAGCTGTTCCAGTAGTACCAGTACCAGTATTACCTGTGGCATTAGTGATAACAGAAGAAGCAGCGGCGGAACCAGTCTCTGTACCTAGTGTAGAGTTATTAGAGCCTTTACCTAGAGGAACACGGTCACGAAGATCAGGAAGACCAAAAGTAGAAGAGCCATTACCTGTACCATAGGCAGTGCCGATTACGGCGAATAGTCGAGCGTAAGTTGTACGATTAACATCTGAACCGTCACAAAGCAACCAAGCTGCGTTAGGAGCAGCAGCTCCTCCAAAAGGTAGAATTGATCCTGAAGGCATGATCTCAAACCCCCCAGCTGTTGAACCATCATGAACTCTAACATTTTTAGTGTTGTTATCTACAGATAACTCACCAGCCCCACCTGTGAACGAGTTATTTTCTGCTGTTGTACCTCGTCTTAATAATAGTTGTGTACTCATTTATTGCTCCTTAAAGTGCTCCTAAGTCAAATTGGCCTGTGACTGTAAATACGTTTGATGCGTTAGTTCCTATTATTACATTACCTTGTACGCTTAATAAGGCGTTATCTACGGTTGCCGCACTACTTATATTGATGCCTACATTACCGTTAGTATCAATCATAATTTTATCTGTTAGATCTTTACCAAGACCTCCCATAAACGGTGAAACTTTTGTACTCATAATAACCTTTCTAACATAATTAACCTACGTGGTCAATATAATTCTTAACTGAAGGCTCCACAGTCTAATATACCTACAATAGTAACTGTATTTGAAGCGTTTGTCCCTAAAGTTGTGTTTGCTACTACTGCTAAATCATTTGAGAAACTAGTGTCTCCCGAAGCATCAGCGGTAACTGCTTTTGAAGCGGCGGTAGTGCCTAGAGTAATTCCATCAATCATACCAAGCTCGGTAGGTGTGACTGCGCTAGAAGCTGCTATTTTACCGTCGCCGTTAGTAATCATCACGCGATCACCGGTTAAATCACCAGTGAGGACAGTAGATATTGCCCCTGCAATGTTAGCAACACGACGAGCTTCAACTGCCGTAGAAGCTGCTGCCGCAACAGTAGCATTGTCTGCAATAGCAGTGTGTACAGATAATCCATCATATTTAAGGGTAGCTGCGTCTACGATACCTACGCTTAAGTTAGAAGCAGTAACAGGAGATAGTGATGTATTAGATTTTGGATCTTTAGTGTCACTAAGCTTAAATGTTTTCGCTGATTCATCATAGAAAAGAGCAGCATTACCTTGATTACCACGATTAAAGAGCAAACCTACATCAGCACTTGGAGAACCTGATACTCCATCAGCTAGCATGATTATACGGTCTTCCACATCAAGGTTAGTTGTAGACACTGTAGTAGTGTCACCATTGATTGTTAAATTTCCAGTTATCACAACATCATCAGTGAATGTAGTAGTAATATTATTAGCAGCTCGTCTTGCCTCAACCGCATCAAGCTGTGTTTGGATCGCACCAGAAACTCCACTTACATGGTTTAACTCTGCTAGCGTAGTAGTCGCAACGCCAACTTTTCCTGAACTGTCAGAGGCTAAGGCGCGAGATGCTGTAAGGTTGCCTGTTGTAATTGTTGAAACTGCACCCGCAATATTTGCTACACGCCTAGCTTCTACACCATCTGATCCACCACTTGCGGTAGAAACATTATCCTGCACTAAATCAATATTAGCCTGTAGTCGAGTGAAGCTTACAAAATCATTTGCAGCTGCTACAAGAGTATTAGCCGCTATTCTAGCTTGAATCGCTGTATCTTCGTTAGTAAACGCTGTAACGTTAGTAGTCAGTCTTGCTTGTAAAGCTGTATCTGCTGCATCGCTTAGAATAACGTTGGCAGCTCGACGAGCTTCTATAGC